ATCCCTGCCCAAGATCCGCTAGTCAACCTGCTCCTGTTGGCTGGGGACGTTGAACAAAACCCGGGCCCCCCCCAGAGCGCCCCTTCCAAATTTTGGGATAAGTGCGGGAAATGCGGCTCAGCATTTAAAAACAAGAAATGCACAAACGAGTCCTGCGGAAAGCACAAAACCAATGCCGGGAAGGGCGCGAGAGGCCAAGCCGGGCCGAAAGGGGGAAGAGCTGCCGGTCGGAAGGCGGCTGTGTCGAGCAATATCAAGACTGAAATAGCAAGCCTCAAGGGACAACAAGATGCCCTTAAAGAGAAGGAGTCTGAATTGCGTGATATGGCGAGCTCCTCAACCCCTCCCAATGATGAACAGAACCCAAATTTCATCATTGAAACAGGCACCCCTCCGGAGCCTAACGTGCGTTCTGGTCCCGAAGAACGTTACGTACCTGTTTCCTTCTCGCACACGCCACACAGCGAGGTGGACATAACTTACGCATTGGCAAAACCGCGCTGGTTGCTAGGCTATCAACTAGCCTTCTCTGCCATAATGGTGATACTGCTTCCAGAAGGGTGGGTCTCAGCATTCCTCTTACTCACTGAGTGGAACTTACCTCTGCCTGACGCAGCTCGGCTCATTGCGAAGCTGCTCATGATCTACGGACTGTATTGTTTTTCGATCCGCGTCGCGAACTACAAAGCTCTCTTTGTAGTGCGCTACAAGCGGAAGAGATTCATTAACAGAGTGGAGAATGATGAGGTGAGAATGGAGAGACACCACCATACTGAAGCAATCTACCGGGACATTGGGCAAGTCGAGTATGAAGTCCATGATGATATTTATTATGACGGATATTATCTCTCAGACGTGTTCCCAAGAGCAACGCGGCGTAAGGTCAGAATGAATGCTTCATATGAGCTGTTCACTCAACTGATGCCCACTGTTGTTATAACATCGGATTTTTTGAACACACGGTTGAGAATTGAGCGAGAAGTTCAACGAATTGCTTCTATCAATATTCACCGTGGTCAGGCCTCACAGTTAGGACTCATCCAAGACACATCACGTCTCG